ACCGCATCGCCAAGCCTCGTCGTGTGGTACCTGATGCGCCAGGGTGAGAAGTCAGGCGCGTCAGGATGCGATTGTCCACCATTTTGTTGACGCCAACAAAATGGTCAGCCGTCAGTATGCGTTGCCGAGTGCGCCTTCCAACGTGGCCTTCCACGCGAGCGCACGAGCCATCACTGTGTCATCGTGGCCACCGTCCGGGGCCGAGTACGACACCCGCCCCGTGGTCTTGCTGATCGTCGCCTCGTAGGCGAGTAGTTCTAATCGCGCCGTCTCGTTGGCGATCCACCGGCATTCTTCGCGTTCCAGTGCGAGCGCCAGCGATTGGATCAGCGGCGACTTGCTCGATCCGGTCGTCTCGAAGCCACGCACCGGCAGGCCTTCGCGGATGAGCGCTTCCAGGTTCGGTTGCCCGATCGAGTTGGATTCTGCAATCACCGCTTGCACGCGCCAATCGCGGATGATCTCGGTGAGCCGCGCCCGTTGGAACGCCCATTCGATCTTGTGGAAGCGGTCGAGCGCGACTTCCCGCTTGCACGTCTGGCACACGACCGATATCGCGGTGAAGTCGTTCTTCTGTCCCCAATCTACGCCGGCAACCATCACGTGGCCCTTGTGGTCATCGGGTGTTGTGGGATCGGATGTCAGGCAGGCGTCGATGTTGCGGAACACCGCCCCATCGTTCTGCAGGAACTCGGCGAGATATTCCTGCCGGAAGATCTGTTCAGGTAGCTCACGCCGTGCAGCGTCCACTTCGGCCGGGTCGATGTAGGGATTATCCGTCGTCAGCGCGTGCCACGCCGCCCACTCAGGTTGCGCCGGATCGATGCCCCGCGCATAGCAAGCGTGGAAGAAGTTGAGCCCCTTCGGCGTCGACAGGAAGTAGGCGTCGCCCTGGTAGTCCGTGAGCGTTGGGCGGATCACCGCTTGCCACGCATCGTCGAGCCCGGCCACCATCGCGGCTTCGTCGATCACCACCCGCGCATACTTCCTACCACGTGCCGAGTCTGCAGCCGCCAGCGACCAGCAGTCGATCACACCACCCGTAATCAGCTCGATGCGGTGCTCTTGTGCCGAGACGCGAGAGTGCAGCGGCAACGTCAGCCGCTTGATCTCCTTCCACACCTCGATGAGCATTGGATATTGCGGCGAGAACCATCCCACGGGGTAGCCGTCGAGCGCCTTGTCCACCAAGAAGTCGATGCCCAGGATCGTCTTGCCGAAGCGGCGCCCACACGCGAGCACGTTGAAGCGTCGCGCCTCTCGCACGATCCGCTCTTGCCCTGCGTGCAGCGACGGCAAGACAAGCTCAATTCTCGCTGGTTGTGTTGCGTCGATCTTCACGCCGTACGATCACCTCAATGGCACCGGATTGCTGTACCTGTTGCGTCTCGACGTAGCCGCGCTCTTTGCCCAGGCATTTGAGCGCAAAGCACACGGCCCAGCCCTGCAGCTGCTCGATCGCCATCACGAGCGCGTTCTCGGCTTGGTCGATCATCGCTTCCCGCTGGTCCTTGAGTACCTGCTGCAGTTGGGGCGTACGATTGATCCACGCTTGCACCGTGTACCGCGCGCAGCCGAGTTGCCGCGCTGCGTGTGAGATATTCCCGCGCGCTTCGATGAGCTCGCGTTCGATGTCTTCCAGCTGCAGATGGACGGACGGTTTGGGCGGCTTCGTGGGAAGCTCTTTGCTGGCGGGTGTCTTCTTGGTAGCCTTCTTTTTGGTTGCCATGGTTTTACAGTGGGTCGCGTGTACGCCGCATCAGGACGGTGTTGATGCTGGCGAGTTGCGTCTGAATTGCTTGGACGGCGTCGCGGAACTCTTGCCTGTCCATCTTGGATTCGAGCTTGGTTTCGAGCCGATCGAGATCCGCTTCGATCTTGCTCTGCAGCGCCTCAAGGTCGGATCGGCCCGCCTTGGTGAAGGAAGAGATGATCCAACCGAGTAATGCCCCGGCGATCGCGCCGATGATGTGTTCGGTCCATCCTGCCATATGATTCTTCTCCACGTCAGGGCACCTTGTGTGTGTAGGGTGGAGGGCGGCGGTCCTGGGTTCCCATCCCGGCGCGAGGCTATTACGCCGCCCAGGTGCCGCCCTCATAACTCGGGATTAGTCGTCGCCTAGCATCGCTTCGAGCTTGGCTCGCAGCGCGGCGATCGCGGTTGTGTTCGCCTTCGTTTGCTCTTCCGCCTCTTTAAGAAGCTGCTCGACGGATTTGCCCGATCGAGACGCCTCACGAAGAATCTCGCGGGTGAGCTGCAGGGACAGGTAGGTGATCATCTGTAGGATCTCGTTCACTGTCGCACCTCCTTGGCAGTTTGGACGACGTCGGCAAGCGTGGCGAACGTGAGCGTCAGATCATTGAGGAGCGTCACCCAGGCCTTGCGCTTGTCGGCCGGGATTGCAGCGAACTCGGGCGATTCGAGCAGCGTCGTCAGGGATCGCTGCCCGCTCTCGACGATCTGCAGAACGCGCGCCTTGCCGGCGGGGTCGAAGGCGAGTGCCTTGCCGTCAGGCGTCAGGTAGCGCTTGCTCTCGTCGACAAGCTGCCCGTTAATCGTGTTGACCAGGTTAAGCGTCTCGATGATTTTGAGCCCGGTCGCGGGTGACATCTGGCCACCGGTGGTCTGTTTGTCCACGAGCTGGATGCCGACATCCAGGTAGCCCGCCACACGGGCGTTCAATTTGGCAAACTCTTTGTCCTTGTCACAGGCCGAACCAGCGACGGCGACGGCCACGAGCAGCGCGACGGCGATTCGCGAAGTATGCTTTCTCACTTGTTGTCGTCCTCCTCTTTGCTGAGCCAGTCATCCGTGACGGGTTCCCAAAAGTCACCGAAGAGACTTTTGCCCATCGCGGCAAGCGCACTCCCGATGATTCCGGCCACTGATACCACCTGTGTCGGCAGCAGATCTGCCGCACCCGCCAGGACGGATGCGCCGGCGATTCCAACGCCGATCAGCGTCACGTAGATATTCTTGCCACCGAACTTGGTGAGCGCCCCGGCGACAGCCGCGGCGAGCGTACCAAGCAACATCAGCCACGGGGCCACCTGTGGATTCATTGCGTCGAACTGCGGCGCCACAGCGAATGCGACCGCCGTCACCACACCCAATACTGCAATCAACTTGGACATTTGCACCTCCTAGGAATATTGTCCACCGTCACTCTATCCGCTTGCGTTGCGATTATTTTTGGCCGGCGCGTCTATTGGCCACCTGTGGCCGATATTCGCAAGCCGTTTGTTTGCGCCATTTGAGCAGATTCACCATTGGCGCCATTACTTTTGGGCCACACGTGGCCGGGATTCGATGCCCAAGATCGCTTGGATCCGACGCCACTTTTCGAGTCGATCCGCCCACCCGTTCAGGCCACCGTTGATGCGCCGGGTGATCCGGCGATAGGCGTCTTCGGTGCCTTCGTCGGCCATTGGATTCAGGCCACGTGTGGACCAGAACCAGCAGGCCGATGCCGTGGCCCACAGCGGCTGTTCCAGCAGGGTGGGATTGGCCACGAAGTCCTGCGCCAGGGCCACAGCCACCTGCGCGTAGTTGTAGCGACCCGTCACCTGAATCAGGCCACGGCCCATAAACGTGTGGCCATCGCCGGTCTCGGTGTTGCCGAGGCGGCGGGCGAGTGGGCTCGGTGGCTCATATCGGGCTTGTTGCGGGGTCGGTCCCCAGATCTCACGCGTCCATCGCAGGTTGCCGGACTCGTGACAGATCTGCCCGAGGAATGCGGCCACACGTGGCAGGGTGTTGATCTCGTACACGTGCAGGTAGTGATTGAGCGGCCGGACAAAAGGCTCGACGCGGCGGGGCGGTGTGCCGCGGCAGATCTCGGTGAGCTGGTCGAAGGTGAGCAGACGTGGTAGTTCCGGCATAATGTCCTCAGCCACACGTGGCAATAATCGGCCCTGCCCTTCCCCGGCAGGGTAGTCGCAGACGATAGCAGAGGAAGAGAGGCTATTTGTGAGCAAACGAGCATTGATCACCGGCATCACCGGGCAGGACGGCAGCTACTTGGCCGAGCTGCTGATCGAGAAGGGCTATGACGTCTATGGATTGATCCGGCGATCGTCGAGCTTGAACACGTCGCGGATCGATCACCTGTACCAGGATCCGCACCAAGCCGAGGCGCGCCTGCGTCTCGTCTACGGCGATCTGACAGACGGCAGTGCGCTTGCCAGGGTACTGCGTGAGATCGAGCCGCACGAGATCTACAACCTGGGCGCGCAGTCTCACGTGCGCGTCAGCTTCGACATCCCCGAGTACACGATCGACGTCGCCGGGCTTGGCACGATCCGGCTCTTGGAAGCGATCAGGGAAGCAGGGCTCAAGCCGCGCTTCTATCAGGCCTCGTCGTCTGAGTTGTACGGGAAGGTGCAGGCAGTACCGCAGGATGAGCGCACACCGTTTTACCCACGATCACCGTATGCCGTTGGGAAGCTCGCGGCGTATTGGGCGACGGTGAACTACCGCGAGGCCTACGGGCTTTTCGCCTGCAACGGCATCCTCTTCAACCACGAGAGCCCGCGACGTGGTGAGACCTTCGTCACACGGAAGATCGCGCGCGCCGCCGTTCGAATCGCGGCCGGTCTACAGGATCGGCTCTACTTGGGCAATCTCGACGCCAAGCGCGATTGGGGCTATGCCGGCGACTACGTCCGCGCAATGTGGTTGATGTTGCAGGCAGAGCGCGCCGATGACTACGTGATCGCGACAGGGCAGGCATACTCGGTGCGGGACTTCCTGCGCGAGGCGTTCGATCTCGTGGGCCTGGATTGGCGCGAATGGGTGTCGATCGACCCAAAATACTACCGGCCGGCAGAGGTCGACCTGCTTCTCGGCGATGCGACGAAGGCGAGAGAGAAGTTGGGATGGGAACCGACCGTTGATTTTAAAGGACTTGTGGCGATGATGGTGGATGCAGAAAAAAAAGTTGATTATTTGAAAATAAGTACTTGACGGGCGACAAGTAATCACGTATAACTATTCCTGTCGACGGGCAATGACGCCCCGACAAACAACCACGAAGGAGCACGCTATGACTAAGACAGACGTTCGCAACTACATCGACAACGCGTTGTCGAACTACGACATCTCGGCCAACGCTTACAAGGCCGTTCTTGATGAGGCCACCAATCGCGCCTGGGCTCAGGTTGACACCGTCGACGACCTGGCCGGACTGGACATCGATGCGCTCATCGAGGATCTCTACTAATCAACCTATCTGAGGAAGGAGGATGACCATGATCGATTTTGTGACAATCAACGGACTTGCACACCCACTTGTTACCAACGAAGACTATGCAGACGCCAAGGCCGAGATGGCCGAGGCAGGCATCGACAGGCTTCCTGTGTATCGCGCATATACGGACGACCTAGAGGATTTCGTGGTGCCAGGGTACGACGAGACCGCGTGCTTGCCTTGCGACGTCGTCGAGACGAGCAATGTGCTCTGCGCTTAGTCTGGACAAATCGAGATACACGAGGGCGGCTTCGGCCGCCCTTTTTGTTAGGAGGAACCGATGACTCGGCCCATAAAAAGAGAGCTTGACGTCAACGTGTATCAAGCCGCACGTGAGCGCATCGCATGGACGTTCGACACGTTCCCGCGAATTTACCTGTCATTCTCAGCCGGGAAGGACTCGACCGTGATGTTCTTCCTGGTGATGGAAGAGGCCAAGAGGCGCAACCAGCGCATCGGGGTGCTTCTCGTCGACCTGGAAGGGCAGTATAAGCTCACGATCGACCACGCACTGGCCTGCTTTGATCAGTACAAAGACTGGATTGATCCCTACTGGGTCTGCCTGCCGATTCACCTACGCAACGCCGTCAGCCAATTCGATTCGCACTGGGTCTGCTGGGATCCAGAGAAGCGCGATGCCTGGATTCGACAGCCGCCAGAGATGGCGATCACGGATCCAGCCGCATTCCCGTTCTACACGCACGCGATGGAGTTCGAGGAGTTCGTGCCTGCCTTTGGCGAGTGGTACGGACAGGGCGAAGCGACCGCTTGCTTCGTCGGGATCAGGTCGCGCGAGTCCCTGAACCGCTGGCGCACGATTGCAGGTCACGGGCGCAAGTTCGATAGACGCAACTACACGAGCGAGGTGGGTGACAAGCTCTGGAATATCTATCCGGTCTACGATTGGCACGAACACGATCTGTGGACGTTCCACGCAAAGACTGGGTTCCGCTACAACGGGCTTTACGATCGGATGCATCGTGCCGGGCTATCGCTCACACAGATGCGGATCTGTCAGCCATATGGCGACGATCAGCGCAAAGGGCTCTGGTTGTTCCAGGTAATTGAACCAGAGACCTGGGGCAGAGTGGTCGCACGAGTGAATGGCGCCAATGCCGGGGCGCTCTACGCAAAAGAGCGTGGCAACATCCTCGGCAACTTCGTAATCAACAAGCCGCCGGGTCACACGTGGAAGTCCTTCGTGCGATTGCTTTTGGACTCGATGCCAGAGCGCACGCGAGAGCACTACGAGAACAAGATCACGATCTTTATCAAGTGGTTCTTGGATCGTGGTCGCACGATCGACGATATGGGCGATGACGGGCCAATCGTCAAGGGTGGATTCAATTGGAAGAGGATTGCCAAGGCGCTGCTGCGGAATGACTATTGGTGCAAGGGACTGTCGTTCTCACCACACAAGAGCACCGCCTATGACAAATATCTGGATTTGATGCGCCGCCGACGGCAGAAATGGGGAATTGACGTATGACACTGTTCGACCAAGCGGAGACTGCGAGCATTCTGACTGACGCCGAGAATCTTTGCCAGAGAATCAGCGACCTGCCAATTGAGGAGCGCGTAGACGCACTGAACAAGATTCGGCAGATGTTGCACACCGTCTCGCCTTTTGCCGATGAGCCCGTGGATTGCGTGCTTTGGGTAAAGGCGAATACGGTTCAGGCCAATGACTACAATCCCAACTCAGTCGCACCACCTGAGATGAAGCTACTGGAGACATCGATCCGCGCCGACGGCTACACGCAGCCGATCGTCACTTGGGATCAAGAGACACACCGCGAGGTGGTAGACGGCTTCCACCGTAGCAGGGTAGGCAAGGAATCGAAATACGTACAGACGCGCGTGCACGGCTTCCTACCTGTCGTGTCGATCAAGGCCACGCAACAAGATCGCAACGATCGAATGGCCGCGACGATCCGGCACAATCGCGCACGTGGCAAGCACCGCGTCGATTCGATGTCCGAGATTGTGGTAGAACTCAAGCGACGTTGTTGGACGGATGAGCGCATTGCGCACGAGCTGGGAATGGAACCGGACGAGGTGCTGCGCCTATCTCAGATCAGCGGATTGGCGGAGATGTTTGCCAATCGCGAGTTCTCGCAAGCATGGGAGGTAGAATGGGTCGATGACGATTCAGATCAAACAAGTGAGCCTGGATGAAGTGCGCCATATATCGCGAATGGCGGCAAAAGAGATTCTGCCGTTCCGCGAATCGTATGCCATTTACGCGTTGAAGCGTGATGGCGAGATACTGGGCGTCGCGTCGCTGTTTTGGCCTAGCAAGCGCATAGTACGTTTTGCGGGTGGATTTGTGTTGCCTGAGTACAGAGGGCAGGGCTACGGACTGACATTGAACGAGTTCAGGTGGAATCTGGTCATGTCGGACCCACAATATCAGAACGCGAGATATATCGATGGATACTCGAAGCGCCCTAAGTGGTACTTAAACAAGGGCTTTGTCGCAGTCCGTCAATTTCGCGAGACGACGCACGTCAGGTATACCGTTGCAGTTCCGGGAACTCTGTGATTACCGCGCGCCAGATGTCGGGGAAGTGCTGGCGTAGCGCGACGATGCGGCCCATATTGACGGCCGTGGTACCGATGGGTGGACCGTTGCGGACTTGCTCGCGGTTGGTGTCGTACATCGCCGGGTAGTGCAGTTCGTAGTGGTCGATATAGGCCCATATCTCTTTTTTGGTCCACTTGCCCACGGGTGAGGCGACGAACTGCCCGTCGGTCTTGCGGTGGTAGAGCAGGCCACGCGATTGCAGCAAAATCTTGCGGTGTCCGCCTTCGCCGTGCGCGCGCAATCCCCAAGCGTACCCACGCGCGCCTGACGCCGTCTGGTAGCGCTCGATCGGCCCGTACATCAGCGCGGTGTTTAGCCGCTTGTCCTCGGCGTTGCCCATCGATGCGGCGAGCGGGATGCCGAACTGCCGATACCAGTCATAGAGCGTGATGTCGGGCGTCAGCTCGTCGAGTGGTAGGCCACGCGACACCATCAGATCACGCAACGCCAGGCAATCAGGCCATTCAGCCAGCGGCCCTTGGTTCACCCACACTGCCCGGACGTCCGGAAAAACTCGCCGCACGAGATGGTCTGCAACCAACGAATCCACGCCAAAAGAGATCGCTGTGTAGAAGTGCCCTTCGGTTGCGGCGTCGAGGCGGTGGACGATCTCAAGCGCATCGCGTTCGAGTCGGCGCAGGCGGGACAACCAAGGAGCGGCGTTGATGCGCCGCCCTTGGTGTACCTTGCCCACGATGCCGTAGTCGTTCCAATCAGGCATCGTCCCTCCTAGTACTGCAGAGCCGTCGTGGATGGCTCACAGAGCCGCCAGATTGAGCGTTGCCAGTAGGGTGACGTCCAGCCCA